GCAGGCGATGATGACCAAGGCATCTACCGTTGGGCAGGCGCGGACATTGACCGGTTCGTGACACTGGGCGGCGGCTCTGAAGTCCTCACTCAGTCCTACCGAATACCGCGAAGCGTACACCGGGTTGCAGATTCCGTGGTCCGCAGAATTCACAAGAGGCAGAAGAAGGACTGGTTGCCGAGAGAATTTGAGGGGAGCGTGCAACGCACTTACGACGAAACGGGCGTGTCGTTTGGTACTGACCAAGAGTGGTTGGTTCTGGCGCAGGCCAATTACATGCTGGATGATCTGGCTGCACACCTCAAATCAAGCGGAGATTTTTTTGAACGCCGGGGCGCTCCATCTCTCAAACAGAACGTCCGCAACGCTATCGGATCTTGGAACTACCTCCAGCAAAGACCTCACCACGAAGTGTCNTTAAAGGANGCGGTCAACCTTTACGACCACATATCNAGCGGTAGTGGCCGATTAAAACGCGGCGCTAAGAAGATGCTGGGAGGTGCCGACGAACAAGACCTGTTTTCGTTGGGCACGTTGCGGGCGCATTTTGGCTTGGAGGCACCCGACGCAACGTGGGACGTGGTGCTGAACCGGATTGAGGACGAGGACCGGGCCTATGCGACGGCGCTGCTGAACCGGGGCGTCAACATTTTTGAGAAGCCTAAGATCCGACTGTCCACGATCCACGGTGCAAAAGGCGGAGAGGCGGATAACGTCCTACTGTTCACGGACTTGTCCGGCAAAGCTTTGAAAGAAATGGAAAAAAANCCCGATGACGCTCACCGCGTGCTATACGTTGGCGTCACAAGGACCAAGAAGAATTTGGTTTTGAAGATGCCCGAGGATTCACAGCGGGGGTGGGCAATATGAGCCGCGTACTTCTGCCGGTGCCGCGTATGCTTGTGATCCTAGAGAGCCCGTATGCAGGACTAAATGTTGACGCCAACCTAGAGTATGCCCGCGAGTGTCTTCTAGACAGTTTGTCTAGGGGGGAATCCCCTATAGCTTTTCACCTTCTGTACACGCAGGTCTTAGATGACGAAGATCCAGTTCAACGAGCGCGGGGTCTTGATGCGTCCGCAGAGTGGTACGAGAAGGCAAATGCCGTTGTCGCATACACCGATCTTGGAATTTCCCCAGGCATGGAGAAGGGCATCAGCCTCGCGGAACACCTATCGATTTTTGTCGAACACAGAAAAATACGGAGTGATGACTAAATGCCAGCCCTGGAAGCCTTGGAGAAAGCTGCCGAACTTGTCGGTGGCGACCGCGCCGAAGCTTACGGCGACATTTATCAGAACCACAAGAACATTGCCATGCTGTGGAATGGCTACCTGTACAATATTGACGAGCTAAAACCGGAAGATGTAGCCAATCTGATGGAATTGATGAAAATAGCCCGACGCAAAACCGGCGTGTTCAATGCTGACAACTACGTCGATGGAGCAGGGTACTCCGGAGTCGCGCTGGAGTGCCGGGAAGNAGAGGACAACTTTAACCAGATTCTAGGGTTCAGTGAGGATTCTTAAATGAGCTTTGAAAAAATGTGGCCCGGATCCGTTTGCTGCGCGTACTGCGGCGAGGGCGTGTTCAATCCCAACGACGAGAACGTCTCCGATCCGAGTTTTGGGGTGTTATGTGACGAGTGCTACGAAGAGGAGATGGAGAACTTCAAACTTGATGAGGCACACGCCGATCACATGAACCGGATGCACGACCTACGAAACCATGGCGTCGTTGTGCTAGAGGATTACCGTGAAAAATAATCTGCAAAAGCCCAGATGGGGCGTCAAGACCGAATGGGTGCCCGTGGACCATCTCCCATCGACGCCCAGTGGCATCAAGGAAATTGCGATTGACCTTGAGACTAAGGACCCACGTCTCAAGACCCACGGTCCCGGTTGGCCCACGGGTCACGGCGACGTGGTGGGGTTTGCCGTGGCATACGAAGGGTTTAACGCATACCTGCCCATTGCTCACGAAGGCGGCGGCAACCTCGACCGTGGCATCGTTATGAAGTGGTTTCAGCGAGAAATCGCCAACCACCCATCCGACAAGATCTTTTACAATGCAGCCTATGACGCAGGTTGGTTAGGGCAGCTAGGCATAAAGCTGGAGGGCCGTATGCTCGACGCCATGCTGGCTGCACCTTTACTCAACGAGAACCGGTTCAGTTATTCGCTCAACGCCGTCGCATACGACTACCTGGGGCTTATGAAGTCGGAGGCCGCATTGCGGGAGGCCGCACAAGAATTTGGCGTTGACCCCAAGGGGGAGCTTTACAAATTGCCCGCATGTTTTGTCGGTGAATATGCAGAGGCGGACGCCAAACTGACGCTCGACCTCTGGCAGGTTTTCAAAGCCGAACTGACCAAGGAAGACCTCTGGCAAGTCTTTGAATTGGAAGCGTCCGTTCTCCCGCTGTGTATTGAAATGACCCGTCGCGGCATCCGCGTAGACCTCGACGCCGCCGAGCGCCTCAAGCAAGACTTCATTAAAGTCGTCAAGAATCTAAAGTCCGACATTAAGAAGGAGACGGGTCTGGAGTTTGAACTCTGGGCTGCCGCAAGCATAGCTAAAATCTTCGATCATCTGAGCATACCCTATGGCCGCACCAAGACGGGTCTCCCCAGCTTCACCAAGAACTTCCTGTCGCAGCATGAACACCCAATTGCCCAGAAGATTGCAGCCGCCCGCGAGAACGACAAGATAGGCAACACCTTCCTGTCCAGTATAACGCGGTACACGGACGAAGGCCGCATCCACGGTCATATCAACCAATTACGCTCCGACGGTGGCGGCACGGTAAGCGGGCGCATAAGTATGTCCAACCCCAACCTCCAGCAAATTCCTGCACGCAACCCCGAGACGTCAAGGAAGATACGCGGGCTGTTCCTGCCGGAAGAAGGAGAGAAGTGGGCGTCGATGGATTTTGACCAGCAGGAGCCGCGCATACTAGTCCACTTTGCAAGCCTCACGGGCAAGCGTGGTCTGACCGGATCCGACGCTTTTGTTAAAGCCTACAAAGAAGAACCCAAAACCGACTTCCACGAAATGGTCGCCAGCATCGTTGGCGTGTCGAGAAAGCAAGCCAAGGCCGTCAACCTGGGCATCATGTACGGCATGGGCGTAACGCGCCTCGCGGAACAGCTTGATGTGCCGGTTGATGCGGCGAAACGGCTCATGCGCCAGTACCACAATGACGTGCCCTTTGTGAAAGAATTGATGGACCGCGTCCAGCGCAAGGTATCGCACCGCGACAAGGGTGGGTTTGTCCGATCCCTGCTGGGCCGCAAGTGCCGGTTCGATCTTTGGGAACCCAACCTATTTGTGTCAGCCCGGGCGCTGCCAAAGGAAGAGGCCACGATTGAGTATGGCGATAATATTAAGCGCGCATACACTTATAGGGCCCTGAACCGGCTCATCCAGTCGAGCGCAGCGGACCAGACCAAGGCGGCGATGGCAGCGGTATACAAAGAGAGGAAAAAAGTTCCCCTCGTCCAGATCCACGATGAACTGGCCTTTTCCGTAGCGGAAGTGGCCGAGGCCAAAGACCTCTGTTCCATTATGGAGTCGGCCTACGAGCTTGAGGTGCCGAGCCCTAGCGACATCGCGCTAGGCGACAACTGGGGGAGCTTGACCAAACTTGATAAATCCGATACTTTCCCAGACAAATGAGGATTGAAACATGAACCCAGACAAATGGAAGAGCGTCGTGGTTCCAATTGAGAGCTACCGCGTGCTGAAAAGCATGGCCGAAAAAGAACGCCGCACCATCTCCGGGCAGTTCACTCTTGTGCTCGAACAGGTGACCGGTGAGCGTATCGAAGATTCGCCAAAAGAGGTGTAACATGACCGCTGTTGTTGCGACCGCCGTGTTTTATGCCATTTGTGTGGCAGTCGCGGCGTTCAGTTAAATGGGCAAGCGATCCGATTTTGAGCGACGTGAGCGGGATTTTTACCCCACGCCAATCAAGGCCGTAGAGCCTCTCATTCCCCATCTTCCGCACCGGTTCACCTATGTTGAGCCGTGCGCCGGAAAGGGCGATCTGGTCAAGGCGTTGGGCAGTTTTGAGGGCGTCGCTCACGGCGGAAGGTTCTGTGCCATTTGCCATGAGGCGTCTGACATTCACGCGGGCGGTTACTACAGCCACCCAGGAACTGCTAGCGCGATCAAACAGCGCGATGCTTTGGACATTGAAGACGTGCCGGAAGAAGTGGATTTCTTCATTACCAACCCGCCCTGGGACAGGACGATCCTCCACCCTCTAATTATTCACCTGTCGTCAATTCGGCCAACGTGGCTGCTGTTCGACGCCGACTGGGTACACACCCGTCAGGCGGCAGGGTATCTGATGTTTTTACGAAAGATAGTGTCAGTTGGCCGTGTCAAATGGATCCCAGAAAGCGCCCATACCGGGAAAGATAATTGCGCGTGGCACCTTTTTGAACAAAATTACCCGGGCTGCGGTTCGGTTGTGCCGCAGTTTTTTGGCCGGGGGCTACAGGTTGCGTAGAGCCAGAGCTAGTGTTAGTGCGGTCCCTGCGGGGCCTCCCTCCTCAAGGGCGGTGTTTGACTCCCACTGCTGCGGGACTGCACGGGTGGGAGACCGCGATCCCAAAACGGTCTCCCACCCCCCTATGGAGCGCGTTCCGCATGGATTCTGCGCCGGGTGCTATTCGTCGCTGGTATACCGCGATCCCAAAACGGTCTCCCACCCCNCTCCTCTGCACCCGCCGCGCAGCGAGGTATAGTAGATGAATGACTCCTACTCGCACACGAAACGAACCAAGACCCGGAGGCGAGGCCGTCTGAGGCCCTTCAATTTCAGGAAAAGCGCAGGGGCGCGTTCCGCATGGAAGAACACGAAGAAAAGGAAACGCGGACAGGGCAAATGACCTGTTCCATTTGTGACGGCGACTTTAACTTACAAAAAGAAGGCGGCGTTGCGGGTTATTTTGGCGTATGCCCAGTTGCCTTCTGTGTTTGGTGCTATTCGTCGCTGGTAGACATGGTGCGACAAGGCTGCACCCATTGCCACGACGAGGACGGCCGAACCGTAACTATCCAATAAAACCCGTTGACGGCGTATATTTTTTTGCCTATTAATCTAGGATTACTCCTAGTAAAGGGTAGAAGATGTTAATTAGTCTGTGGAGATGGCACCGGCTCATGTGCAGAAAGCCGCTGGATCACGCACCACGGCCCATCAAAACCAGTGGCGCGCGCATAGAGAAATTGCGCCAGGGTCTACAAGACATTGTTGACGTTGATGCGCTGGACAGCAGCGGCCAATGGGCCGCGCCCGCCAAGATGGCGAGGGAAGTTCTGGAGGAGGATGATGATGGAATGGAAACCCGCCAGCGTTCCTCTTTATGAGGTATCCGAATACGGCGACTTTCGGTTGTTGGTAAATAGGTCAAACCTTCTGGCTGGAAAAATTTTAAAGGGGCGGGTGACGAAGAGCGGCCACCGGGAATTCCATATTCGGGTGGCCGGAGTGGGAAAGCACGTCTCGGCCCACCGAGAAGTGTTGTTTGCATTCGTTGGCCCACCACCGACCCCGGATCACCAGTGCGCCCATTGGGACGGTGACCCGCTAAATAACCATTACAGTAATTTACGTTGGGCGACGGCAGCAGAAAATACCGCAGACAAGATCCGGCACGGACGCCACATGGCCGGAAACAGAACTTTTACCAAGGAACAGGTTTTGGACATGCGGTCGATGCGTGATGCGGGGAAGACATACGCTCAGATCAGAGAGGTCTACGCAATTTCCAAAGGAAATTTGAGTGCCATAATTAACCGGGAAACGTGGAACCACATTTGAAGGGGAGGATGATGAAAACACTTGAAGACGCTAAGACCGAGTGGGTGAGCGCGATTCACGGCGAAGGCGCGCGCTGCCCATG